GCAAACGAATGCCGGAGAATGTCCTGCTCGCCGGCAATGCCCGCCGCCTTCCTGATCCGCTGCCAAGCTCGCCGCCAACCCGCAGGTAGCACCGGCCCGCTGGCAGGGTGGCCGTCGATCTCCGCCCGCAGCCGAGGTGTGATTTCAATGTGGCGGTCTGATCCGGTCTTCGATGTCGTGGGGGCAATGTAGATTTCCTGCGCCCCCACAGCCTCCCATTGGAGCCGCGCGATCTCTCCGCTCTCCGCATCAGGTCGGATGCCGGCAAAGGCAAGCAAGGCCACCACACGCCGCTCCTCGGGCGTCTTGCAATGACCGAGCACCGCCTCGACCTCCGCCAGCGTGAGGATCTTGATCTCGGTGCTCTTCCGGTGCCGCTCGCGGTAGTGAAGGATGGCGAGGGTGCGCGTCGTCCGCATGTCGATCGTCGCACGGGAGAGTTTCCGATCTTCGACCAGGGCTTTTTCAATGACACCCCGGTCGATCACCCCGCAGGGCTTTGCCAAAAAACCTTTTGGCAACCACCGTAGCATACGATCCATGTCCTGCCGGTAGCGTTTCGACCAGCGACCTTCGCCATCAAGCACCGCTCGATCGTACCGCTGCAAGAATGTTTCCTGCGCGCCCGAGGTCGCCATCTGCTTTGCCACGATCTTCGCCGCCTCTACCAGTCCAACGCCGGTACCTTCGAGGATGCTGATGGCCTCAGTCGCCTGCAAAGCGATCGCGAGAGGTAGCGCCGATCCACGGACCCCCGAGGCGTATTGTGACCTGAGCTTGCCCGCGTATCGATTCGCCTCGGATTCCGTGCGGAAGTATTTTTTATGCCGCTTTCCATCGGCGGCCATGCTCTTCGGGATATTTACCCGCCATCCTTGAGGCGTCTTGAACGGTTTGATCTCAGCTACGCGCGGCATCTTGCCTGCACCTTATGGCCCTTTCGTGCTTTCTCAAGTTTCTTCTTTTTCCCTTTTTACCCTCAAAAACCCTAGTAAAATGGAGCCGCTGGTCGGATTTGAACCGACGACCTGCTCATTACGAAGAACAGGCGGACCCGCTATTCATCTAGGATTGCGGGCCTTGTCTTAAAAATGGACCCTTCAGGGACCATACGCGCAAAAAAACAATCCGGTGACCTCAACCAAATGATCCTGCGAGCATTACCGATGCGGTAAAAGTGTGGACGATTGACGCCCAGCTCGCATACCTCCGCGCTGGATACATGGCGATCACTTCGGCCTTCTCTTTGCTCCATACTCGGCAGGCTCTTCGGCGACCATGGATGTCGGGAGGACATGCAGCGCACCGGATGATCCATTCAGCGCAGCGACCGCCCATTCCTCAATGGTCGAGTACGGGCTCGATTTGAAAGCCTCCGACCAGAACCGGTATTCCTCAATCGAAGGTTCAAGCGAGATCGACTTCGTGAGTTCCGGCTTCTTTGCCTGCTCGGATTCCTCGCGCTCAATGGCGTCGGTCAAAGCTTTTTGCAGCAGGGCGCTGCGGGATTTCGGGGTAGCATTGGGAGCCAATGCCGAGCGGATAGCGTGATCGGATCTGCCGGTGGCTTCGACAAGCCACTTTCGGTTTCGCCCTAGTTTTTCAAGGCGCTGGTCTATTTCGTCGAACGGAATCATGGGGCGAATGTACCCTAGAAATGGGACTTTCCCATAAAAATAACGCGATCATGTTATTTTCCTATTGACCTTATGGGAATTTCCCATAAAAAGGGGCCGACATGAACGCAGACACGCTTTCAAAACCGCTTGAAACAAGCACTCTTCCGCAAATCGCGCTCAAGGATCTCCCAGAGCAAACCAAGGACTACATCATCGCGTATTCGGCCACCGGGCTGACCGTTCAGCAGTCCATCCGCGAAATCCTCACCGCCGCCGCCAAGGCACAGCTCGAAGGAGGTGCGGCGTGAAAACCAAGCCTCGCCTCATCACTGCCGCTGCCTTGGCCAAGGAGCTCGGTGTCTCTGCACCGACTGTCCGCAATCTCGAATCCAAGGGAGTCATCAGCCCCGAGTTCCGCATCGACAGCCTTGTTCGCTACGACCTCGCGAAGGTGCTCATTCAGCTCAAGGACGCACGCACCGCGCCGCCATCTCCAACTGCTCTCACCTACTAACCCCAACCCAACCGAACCAATGAAACGCTCCGAAAAATACTACTCCCAAGCGCGCTCAAGCGCATTCCAATCAGCCGCCATCTTTATGGGCGCAGTCGCCGCCGCCTGCTGGATACCCGGCGCGATCATATCAAACCAGCAAGGCGCGAGCTCGATCTGGCTGCTGATCCTCATCGCCGCAACCGGCGCAGGACTCATCGCTGCCTTCGCGATCGGGACCAACGCCATGCGCGCCTACCGCATCGGAGTTGAAGAAGAGTTTGCCGAAGCCCGCCGCGCGATCCGGCCGAGGATCTGAAGATTTCCGTCACAACACAACGCCCCACCGCACCCCACATCACAACACAGCACGACGCGTCACAACACAACACAACATCCCATCTACAACCCCAACGCTACAACCAATGAAAAAAGCAACCGTTACACTGACAAGCGCGAGTCCCTACTCGCAAAGCCGCCGCTATGATGCGGAGATACCAAAGCTCGAAAAGGAATCTAATTCCGCTTACGACGAAAGAAACTGGAGAGAGCACCAGCACTACGACAAAAAAACCGGAGAAGTCTACATCCCCCCGATGGCCATGAAAAACGCTCTCATGGAATGTGCGCAGTACCTTGGTGAAAAGATACCTGAAAAACGGCAAGCTACATGGACGAAGCACTTTACCGCAGGGATTCTTGTGCCTGATCCACTGATGCTTGGCATCAACAAGGATGAGACGCTTGCAGAAACATTCTTTTGTGACTCACAAGGCAAAAAAGGTGCCGGTGGAGGCTCTCAGGTACCTCGCAAGTTCCCCGTAATTCACGATTGGAGCACGAAGGGGACCTTTTACATTCTCGATGAGATGATCACAAGGGATGTCTTTGAGAGATACCTTGTCGAATCCGGCAAGTTCATCGGCATCGGCCGCTTCCGCCCGCGCAACGGCGGATTCTATGGCCGCTTCCATGTCGGCGACGATCTCGTCTGGGAGGACGCATGACGCACACGGGGGCCGCGCATCCTACACGCGGAGGATTTCCAGCACCTCACGACACTCCACCCCACGACACATCACCCCACAACACCGCACTCCACGACACAACACAACACAACATCCAACTTCCAAAAATATGAACACTGAAATCAACCCCAATCCAACTATCGGACGCGCTTCCGTCGAAGCGCAAGAACTCGCCAAGCACCTCGAAACTGCCGAGGTCGGCGATGTCTTCACCTATCAGCAGCTCAACACCCTTGCCAAGTGCGACGTGCAAAAGCGCAACACCGTCCTGCAAACGGCAAGGCGCATCGCTCAACGCCAGCGCAAGATCGTATTCGACACCATCGTCGGCGTCGGCATCAAGCGACTAAGTGATGAAGAGATTCCCGATGTCGGCGATGCCTCCATCAAGCGCAGCCGAAACATCGCGAAGAAAGGCATGCGCACACTCGCCTGCGCCGATCTTGGCAAGATGACCCAAGAAACAAAGGTCAAAGCGATCACCGCCAAGACCATCCTTGGCCTCTTTTCCGAAAGCGGATCACGCAAGGTCCGCTGCCTAGTCGAGCAAGGCGCTCGCACCGAGTCCGACAACCTAAAGATCGGCAACATCAGCGCGCTCTTCGGGCGGTGAGATTTCCGTCACATCACAACACACCACCGCACCCCACAACACACCACACCGCTACACAACACGACATCCGTTTTCCGTCACACCGCGACACGACACTACATAACAAGTCACGCTACAACACAACACCGCACTTCACCCCACCTCACATCACAACACAACACACCAATGATCTTCCACATCACTCAACGGATCAAGAATCCGACAGTCATCGTCGCCAGCCGGACGCAAATCACCGACAGCGTCACGACACGGCAAATCGCCGGAACCATGCACCTCGTCATGCCGCATTCAGCGCGCGAGGTGCTCGCCCTGCAAATGCTCGAACACCAAGTCGAGAAGTTCGCCCCTGCCTACGGCAACGGAGTGCTCATCACCGAGGCCGCACACCAGAAACTCAACGCCTAACCCCATGACCGGATTCGACCCTACCACCTACGACGACAACACCCTCGTGGAGGCGATCAAAAGCCTTCGCCACAGCCGCAGCGACTACCTCGGAAGCTGGGGCAAGAAACGCCTCGCCGTGCTCGAACTCGAAGCCAACCGACGGAAGCTGAACATCCAACCCACACCTAAAAATGACCTCCATCCAATGTGATTTTGATTTCACTACCAAGCGGATGCCAGTGGCAGCGGCGGCGGAGGTTGATCAGTTGATCGACTTCCTGCTCTGGGCCTCGGCTAAAGGCTGGGTGAACGCCAAGCAGATCGCCGCGAGTCTCGGCTATAACGAACGCAAGATCCGATCACTGGCTCAGCACTCGGAGGGTATCATTATCAGCGGCCCCGGCTGTCCCGGCTACCGCCACATCAACCACTGCACCTTCGACGAGTGCCGCGAGGTCTATCAGCGCCTCGATTCGCAATGCGATGCCATGAAGCGCCGCTCGATCCAAATCCGCCAAATGGCGCATCGCCTCATTTCCTAACACCCGAACAACCATGCCCGAAATCAACACTATATCCAATGACCGGATGGAATCGTTCATCGAGACCATCGTCACCCAAGCCCGCGAAGCCATGCAGGAGCGCTCCGCCGACATCCTCCGCGCCTGGCATGAGAACATCGAAGAGAGCAACGCGAACGAGAAGAAATTCCCGCCGCTGAAGCTCGCGATTTCCGCCGCCGTCGATCTCGAAGCCGCGACGATCGAGACGACCGTGCGCTTCTCCGCCACCTATCAAAGCACCATCACATCCAAGCTGCCCGATCCCGATCAACCGGAGCTGCCGAATCTCTAACACCCCAAAAATATGACAACTGAAATTGCTACCACCACCACCCACGCGCCGAAGCCATCGGCGATGCAACTCATGGCCTCCCGCTGCAATGTCGACCCGGCAAAGCTGCACCAGACCCTCAAGAGCACCGTCTTCAAAGGCGCGACCGACGAAGAAATGCTCGCGCTTGTCGTCACCGCAAACACCTATCAGCTCAACCCGCTGCTCAAGGAAATGTACGCATTCCCGAAAAAGGGCGGAGGCATCGTGCCGATGGTCGGCGTTGATGGCTGGCTGAAGATTGCCAACCGCCAGGACAATTACGACGGCATGAGCGTCGAAGTCTTCGGTGACGGCAAAACACCAACCCACGCCACCTGCGAAATCTACCTCAAGAACCGCGCTCACCCGGTGAAGGTCACCGAGTACTTTGAGGAATGCCGCCGCAACACCGATCCATGGAATCAGATGCCGCGCCGGATGATCCGCAACAAGGTCATGATCCAAGCAATCCGCGTGGCATTCGGCATCGGCGGGATCTTCGACGAGGATGAGGCGACCGACATCGCTGGCACCCGCAATGTCACCCCGAAGCCTGCAACAATCACCGGCATCATCGATCCGTTCGCCAAGGCCGAACCGGCGAAGAAGGCCGAAGCCAAAGCAAAGCCCGAGGTGGTCGAAGCTGAACCGGCGGATGAGCCAACGCTCGATCTCGCCGACATGCCCGAGGCCGACTGGGGCGATGAGAAAGGAGGCGAAGCATGAGCCACGAACCCGTACAGCGCGAGGCGATCGATGCCGAGTGGCGGATTTTCAATGACGCATTCAAGACGGCCTTGGCATCGCTCAAGGCCAAAAAGGAGGCGCTTCTTTACCAACAAAACATCGCAAAGGCGCAGGTGCTTTCCAACGCGATCAACCAAGCATGGAAGGAGGTCATGTGAACACCGCAACATCCAAACGGACGCTCACGCGCACCGGCATCGACTGGGACAACTTCTTCCGCCTCGCGGGAATGCGGGCGGTGTACACCATGCAAGATTGCTTCATGGAATCGGCGATCTCCGCGGCATCCTACCGAGGCTACAAAACCGAGACCCTCTGCAATGGCGATGGCACCAGCGTGATGCTCATCAAGCGGGAGCGGGAGACCGACATTATTTTGACCGATCTCATGGCGCTGCCGGAGAAGCAACTCCGGGCAGTCTATAACGCAGCGATCGAAGCCGGACTGATCAAACCATACGAGGGAGGTGTCGGATGACTATCTGGCCAGAAATGGAACAAGGGAGCGAGGACTGGTTCCGCGCCAGAAAAGGCAGGCTCACCGCAAGCCAAATGGCCAAGGTGATCACCCCGACCGGCAAGCTATCATCGCAATGGGAAAAGCTCGCGATCCGCCTCGCCGGCGAATGTGTGAAGCCCAATGAGATCCCAGCCTTCCTCGGCAACATCCACACCGATCGCGGCCATGAGATGGAGCCGGTCGCGCGTGATTGGTTTGCCGAGTGGTCGGGCCTCGATGTCCGAACCGTCGGATTTGTGACCAAGGACGACAACCCGGTGCTCGGATGCTCACCCGATGCGCTGATCTACAAAGGCAAGAGCCCAGTCTGCGGCGTCGAGATCAAATGCCCGCTGATAGAAAACCACGCGCTTTACCATTACGAAGGCGGCGTGCCTGAGCAGTACCGCGCCCAGGTGCATGGCTCGATGGTTGTGACCGGCCTGCGCGAGTGGTGGTTCGTTTCATACAACGAAGGCACTGAGCCATTCACCCACCTGCAAACATGGGATGAGTACACCGACAAGGTGGCAGAGGCGCTCGACGAGTTCGTCACCAAGTACGCGCCGATCCGCTCTGAGGTTTTGCACAAGCTAACCAAGAAACAAAATGCACCCAGAAGAAGAAAGTCAGTGGCATGATTACGACGACTACCCAACCGAACGAAGAGCCTCATTCAGCTGCACCATGTGCGGAAGCTGGGACTGGCCTAACCCCGCTTCAAGCTGCCCGCTCTGCCGGGGAGACGAGGAAGGAGACGAGGATGAGTGACCAATGGGAAACATTTTGCGATGTGGGCTATTACCACATGTGGAGGCTTCGCCGCATAACCGAGCGGGGATGGAATGATGGATTTCACATCAACACCAAGGCCGAGGCTGAAGGATTATGTCAGCTACTGAACAAACTGGAAGGCGAGATTGAGGAATATCGAAATTTTGCTTTCCAATCAGAGCGCAACCTGGAAGAGGCTCAACAACAACTGCTCGTAAAGCGATCGAACAATCGCCGCCTGGATGCTCGCAACAAGCGGCTCGAACACGAAATCGAAAAGCTCAAAGAAGAGCTTGAGTTGCACGCTTGGACAATCTCGCCAGCGATGACCCAAGCGAAGATTGACGAGCTAGTCGAGCAACGCGACAGGCTGGCGGAGTCTATGGAAAAAATTCGCGCTGAATACGGTGGAATATGAAAACTATAACATCAAGGATAACAGTATTACCAAAAGGCGAACCAATCTTCAGTCACCAAGCTACTGAAATCAGCATTGTGGATGAAGCGGCTGGGCCATTTATTGAAATAAAGCAATTCCCTCAAGAGGGGGATGAACAATCCATTAAGTTCAATGTTGATGAATGGCCATTCGTTGAGAACGCCATTGATAAGATCATCCAAGAAATCGAAAAGCTGGAGGAGAAGCCATGAAAACAGAAAAAGCAATCCAAGTCCTGCGTGATTTCAACTTATGGCGCAAGGGTGACGACGCAATGGAACAACCCGATCCGTGGGGAATAGGAGAAGCCATCGACGAAGCGATTGAGGCCATGGAAAAGCTGGGGAGACTAACAGACGCTGCGCTTGCCGTGGTCGATCGCTGGGAAACGCCATTCTGGAAACAGGTGGAACACACCGGAGTTTACATCGCCGCGCTACGCAAAGCGGTCGAGGAAGTGAAAGGAGGCCCGCAGTGAGCGCAGGTAAAGGCGACACCCCGAGGCCGGTGGACGGCGATGCCTACCGCGACAACTATGAGGCAGCGTTTCGCAAAAAGGAAACCACCGAACCGGAAGAATGGCACCCGAAGGGCATTGAGTGGAAGCCTGAGTATGGCCGCATGCTGCGTAGCGGCGAGCGCCTGCAAGACGGTGACGAGGTTTATGTGGGAAACGACAAGTGGGAGACGATCTACCTCGCCAACTTTCAAGAGCAGTATGTGCGAAACGGTTTATACCGCCGGAAGTCGAAGTGGCCGCACGACGACAATCCATTCATGTCGGCGGACCACGACAATGACTCATCGGTTTATGACGAGGCGGTCGCATCCGTCTATGAGGAGCGCAACCACATCACCTACGCCTGCCGGGTGTCGAGCGTCTGCCGCCAACTCAAGGACAAGCTCGAACAATACCGGCGACACACCGATACCATCATCACCCTGCTGGAGATCGTCGAGGAAACCGAGGAAGGGCGGCAATTCTCGCCGAACTACATCCGATCCTGCCGGTCATTCGACCTTCATAAAATCGGCGAGGCAATCACCCACATCAAGATGCTCAACGATGAAACCTAAACGCACACCGAAGAGCATCACGCTTGGCCTCATCATCGCGTATTACGCCGCCGTGAACTGGATACGCAACAAACTCAACAAATGATCGAATTTTTCCTGCCCATGATCCCGCCGACAGCGACCAGCCAGACCAAGCGATTGGTCATGGTCGGAGGTAAGCCGAGGTTTTTCCCGAAGAAGGAACACGCCAAGGCCGAGGCCGATCTCATGACACTCATCAAACCGAACGCACCAACCGAGCCTCTCGACGGCCCGATCCTGCTGCAAGTCGATTTTACATTCCCCTGGCGCAAGACCGAAGGAAAACGCCGGAAGGAATGGGGCAAGATCCCGAACGACAAGCGCCCCGATGCCGACAACCTCGTCAAACTCGTCGGCGATGTTCTCACCAAGGCCAACTTTTACGCCGATGACGGACAGGTCGCTGACCTCCGAGTCGCGAAATACTGGGGCGATCAGCCCGGTATCAAGATTCTCATCTCAGCAATCCCAACCCCATAAACACATGAAACCGAAAACATACCGAGTACTATCAGAGGCCGTCGAGAACGGCATCAAATACGGATGGCACCGAGCCCACAAGCACGACGAAGATCCAGATCAAATCCAGATCCAAGGCGCTGTTCACAATGCGATCATGCAGGAAATCAGCGAATACTTCGACTTCGAGGACGACATCCCGACGCTGCACTGAAAACCTTTGGTGAATGGCGGCGGCATCGCGACACGGATGACTGGTTTGGGCAGGATTTTCCAGCCGCCAGCACATCGAGGTCGGGAGGGGATGGTGGAGAAGCACGAAGTCACCCCGCAACCTTGGAAACCCGGACGCCGAAAAGATGTGGCCACATCGTCCCGCCATTCACCATTCAACATCCCAACCCCATAACAACATGAAAAAAGACATCAGCATTAGCATTAAATTAAGCAAGATCGACAAGACCGCTTTTTACCACGGCAAGAACGGAGAAAAGTATCTGCCGCTCATGCTTAAACTCAGAATCGACGACGATGAGTTGAGAGCCGGTAAGATCGTGGGAGAAACCGACCAATACGGATACCACGGCTTCATCGCCCAAGAACTACCTCGCGAACGCAAGGCCGCAGGAGAGAAAGGCCCGATCCTCGGCAACGCCAAGATCATGGACTGGGATGCGCCCGCACCACAGGCAAAACCCAAAGCGCCGGTCACCAACTCATTCGACGACGAAGAAGACGATATCCCGTTTTGATCCCTATGAGAACATTCAGCACTAGTCAAAGAATTGCCGCCGAACTTGTGGAAGGCAGGACAGGCGAGATGGATCACATCACACCATATTCCAAGGGCGGCCAAACAGTCATCGAAAATTCACAAATTCTATCACCATCTATGAACAAGAAAAAAGGTGCGTTTAATTTCGTGCCGAGGAAGTGGCAGGAAGAGTTTATTGAAGAATGGAGAAAAAGACCAGAAGGCTATCCATTCCTACTTGTCGCGATACCTGGAAGCGGCAAAACCATGGCGGCACTTGAAGTTGCAAGGCAGTGGATGCAGGCCGGTGCTGACCGCCGCATCATCGTGGTGGTGCCGTCATCAAACCTGCGAACCCAGTGGAGCAAGGAAGCGGCAATGTTCGGGATCGAACTTCAAACCAAGGAGTTCGGAACCAATTTTAAGCATGGATTTCAAGGTGGAGTGACCACTTATCACACAGTGGCAAACTCACCCTTGTTGTTCCGTAAACTTTGCTCAGTTGCGCCGACACTTGTGATCTTCGATGAGATCCACCATTGCGGAGATGATACGCATTTCGGCGAAGGAATTAAGCAAGCGTTCGAGTTGGCTAAGGAGAAGCTCAGCATGTCTGGTACACCTTGGAAAACTGACGGAAAGCCAATTCCTTTCGTTATGTATGATGGCGACGGTTATGCTTTAGCTAGTTTCCGGTATGACTACCCGAACGCGCTGACGGATGAGGTGGTCCGTTGCCTGGTATTTGATCACGCCAAAGGCTCACTTACCAATGATATTACAGGTGAGACTTCCGACCTCAATGCCGACACAACTGAAAAAGAGGCTGCATCTAGGCTTAAGAGGCTTCTTGAACCTCAAGGTATGTATGTCCGAAAGCAGATTGAGCACTCACACCGCAAGTTGATGGAATGCAGGAAAACGGTTCCAGACGCAGGCGCTCTGGCGGTGTGCATTGATCAATTCCACGCAGAAAAAGTGGCGCGCGTCATTCAAGATGTCACCGGGTGCAAACCAAGTGTGATTGTTTCTGATGAAGAGATTGAAAACGACTCAGTTGAATCATTCAGAAAATCAAAAAACGAATGGCTCGTGTCAGTGAAGAAGGTCAGCGAGGGAACGGATATTAAAAGGCTTCAAGTTCTTTGCTATCTCACCAATGTCACCTCCGAACTTTTCTTCCGGCAAGTCATTGGCCGCGTTTCGCGTGTAAGAAACTTAGAGGATTACGAGGGATATGTCTACATTCCAGCAGATCCCCGCCTGATTGCATGCGCTAAGAATATCGAAAATGCCCAAGTCTTAGCTATTAAAGAGAATGCCCAAAGGGAATTGCGCGAACTGGAGAAGAGGGAAATTCAGGCCGAGTTTGCCAGCTACACCACCAATCATGAAGGAAGCGTGTTTGTCATGATTGGAAATGAACAGGTATCGGTAAACGAGGCGAGAGAGATAGAAAGGGTGGCTGAGCAGACCGGCCTTTCAATGCAGAAAGTCAGGGAGGTGCGCATGCTCTTCGGGATAGCAGAAACCAAGACTACCATTCATGACAGTTCTGAGATTGTGATGACAAAAGAAGAAAGGTGCATGGAACTGAGGAGAAAATGCGACAAACAGGTTAAGAGATTAGCTAGTGTGACCGGAAGAGAATATCGGGAAATTCACGGCAGGTTTCCGCCACAAAAGGAAATGAGCGAGCGTCAACTTCAAGATAAACTGGAATGGGTCTTAAAACAAATATCGAGTTATGAACGAAATTGAAAAAGGCCAGTTGGCATCAACGACTGTGCAATGCTTAAGCAGAGGAGCAGGGGCGCTTAATAGTTTTCCTGGCTTGCTCAAGAAGGTCATCGAGGAGCGTGTCTGGGAACACCGCATCTATCATGGCCGTGAGTACCGGCTGCCGAACCTTCGCGCGCTCATCACTGAAAAACCGATGGCCGGATGGGGCGAAGATCCAAAGAAGATCGAGGCGCTCATCAAGGACGACCCGGAGGTGCTGCCGATGTTTCGCGAGGCGATGAAGGGACAAGCGGGAAGGAAATGCGGTGATAATATCACCCAATTAACCAAGGCCGAAAAAGGAACCAGCAAAGCCTACACCCTCACCCGTTTGCAAAAGGACAACCCGGAGATTTACGAAGAGGTCAAAGCCGGAAAGCTAACAGCCAACGCCGGGGCAATCAAAGCCGGATGGCGGAAGGCACCGACACCGATGGAGATCATCCGCAAGCAGATACCAAAACTCACCCAAGAAGAGCGCACCCAACTATCAAAAGAACTTACCCAATGAACTGGCTGAACTTACAAACATCAGTGATTCGTTCGCCGGAGTATGTCGGCTGCGATCCTGTCCAGCGTGCCACATGGCTCAACCTCATGATCTACTGCGCTGAGCAGGAGAACGGAGGAGTGATACCGGACTGCGCAAACTGGAAGGATCGCCGCTGGCAACAAACCTGCGGCGTCACCAAGCCCGAGGTGGACGACCAATGTGATCTCTGGTCATTCGACGGAGAAAATCTAACAATCTGGGGCTACCCGGCGGAGAAGGAGGAAGAGATTCAACGCAACCGTGAGAGTGGACACAGGGGCGGAAAAGCTAGATCTGAAGCCAAAATCGAGGCCGCGAAAGCAAACGGCAGCAAGGGTGGAAGACCCAAAACCCAAGCGGAAACCCAAGCGGAACCCAAGCGAAACCCAAGCGAAAACCCAACGGAAAGGAAAGGAAAGGAAGAGGAAAGTAATGGAACTCTCCCCCCTACCCCCCAAAGCGAAGCGAGCGAGAGCGCGGATGATTTTTATGCCGAGAACATGCCCACCCAAAACGCTCAATCGATGCTCGATCTCGAAAAGCGCGTCAGATCGCTCAGGAGCGGCTGGGAGTTGCCTTTGGCATACACAGAGCAAAAACTTCTTTCGGAGGCGTCACGGTGCCTTTCTGAGCTAACAGCGGCCCAATGGCAAACGATGAAGGATTACCTTTACGCCAAGATCCCGCAAGGTGTCCCAGCATGGCAACCTCGAAGCCGGACAAAGTTTCTCGAAAACCCATCGGATGTTTGGACTCACGCCTCCGCTTGGCGAAAGAAACAAGAGGCATCACGCCCACCACCGAACACGATCCCGATGCCGGTATCATCGAGGCCAACCATCAGCCGCGAGGAGCTCGCCGAGTTCTTCGATCCTATCAAAAAGAAGAAAATGCAATCCTAGGATGAAACCTTTTGCACTAATCCTCCCAAAGCATCAAATGACATCAAATCCGCCATGAGCGACGAAGATCCCTACACGCTGCGACAAGACCGCGAGGATGCTCGGTACGCCAAAGAGTACCAAGCGTGGATCGCCAGCCTCTCGCCCGAAGAGCGAAGGAAGGTCGCCAGCATGGGGATCGACAAACCCGACCTCGCACGCTCCTCGAATGGCGTCGGCCTCTCACGCGACGCGGCGGAGAGTTACAGCGCAAAAACCTTCGATGCCGATGAGGATGAAGAGCCGAACGAAGAGCCGCCATCAACCATCAACAGCGACCAGATTTGGGACATTATGCGCCGGCTGATCGGCGAGCTGGCCAGCGACAAAAACCCCGGACTCACCATGGACTGCGCGACACTGGTTGCCGGGCTCGCTTATCAGGGCAACTCGATGACCGACATCGCCAAGCGCCATGGCATCACACGGGCGGCAGTGAGCAAGAGGTGCATCGAGATGACCGACGCGCTCAAGATCAAGCCATACCGTGCCATGAGAAGTGGACACGCACGCAAGGCGTACCAGCAGGCCCGAATCCTTTCCGTACAAAAACAAAAACTAGAGATCCATGGACACTGAAATCATCACCGAAGTCGCCCGCAACAATCCAGCACTGCCGGGATTTGAAACACCGCGCATCACCGCAACTCCGACCGGACTGGTCTTCGGCGATGAGGCGCCCGATATGGTCGAGATCGAGGACATCCTCGTCAAAGCCGCCAAGATGAGGGAGTCGTCCACATGGATCATCGGCGATGCGATCAACTGGGTGAAAGCCACCACGGGCTCATTCGACTATGTTCGCGCCAGCAACCTCACGAGGTTGGAGGTGAGCACGCTGATGCGTGTCGCCCTTGTCGCCAAGAATGTGCCACTCACCATCCGCAAAGAGCGCCTCTCGTTTGACCATCACCGGGCAGTCGCATCACTCAAAAACCCTGACGACCAAGCGATGTGGCTGGAGACAGCGGCCAAGAAGGAGATGAGCGGCGATGTGCTGCGCAAGTCAATCAAGCTCGGCCGCGTGGCTACCAAGGAGGACATGGAGAAACCGACCGGCGGAGGCATCGACAACGCCATTCCGCATGTGAACCGTCTCTGCGTGTTTCGCCGCTCCCTCGAAGATGCTGGATGGTTCGATGAGGTCGATGAGGAGATGCTTTACTCGCTGCACAAAGACCTGCTGCCGGTTGTGGAGTTTCACGCCTATGTGGGACAGAAGATCGCCACCGGCCAAAACTATGTCGTGGCCAATGAGTACGACGAAGACATCAAGAAAATCCGCGACACTTACAAAATCGGAGAGATATGAAAATCGAAGCCCCAGACGACTTTGACCTTTCGGTCCTCGACACAAATCTGGGACTCGAAGACATTGAAGATTTAGAATTTAGCGAAATCGAATCAAAGGAACCGCCCCCAGGGCTCTTCCCACTAAAGAAAAACCACTTCCTCCAACAATTTCACGAAGCAAAGGCAAAGGACAAAAACAAAAGAAGAGGAGTCAAAAGGTACATCAAGCCAGAGAATGCCAAACAGGTTCTCGCCTACCTTCCAGAGACCGGAGACACCACGCACGCAGTTGTGCGCGGTGATTTTGTGGTGGGTGATATGATCCCGGTCATCCTCAAAGGTAAACCGGCCAGCCTAGTTCAAATCACCACGCTCGGCATGAGCGAAGGGAATGCCAAGATGCTCGCTGAATTAAAAGCCAAGGGACTGATTCAAGATCTCAAAATTATGGTCTCGCACTATTTCGCCAGCGTTGATGCCGAGAGCACATTCGCCCGAGTCTGTCAGATACTGGGTCATCCACCAACCATCACACGGAACCACACCAAAGTCATTCTGATTGCACAGGATCCTGATTACTTTGTGATCGCTGGATCAGCCAACCTCCGGTCCTCCGATAATGTCGAGCAGTTCGCAATCTGGAACGACCAACAGGTTTTTGATTTCCACCGGACATGGATAGATGAGCTCGCTGAACACTACTCAAAAGAACATAAGGAATCTTTTAAGGGAGGGGTCCGAGGGCGCGGCTTTGCGGACCTACATTAAAAAAACGTGAGAAAACTCTTTTTGACCTTACACCTCGGTCAGTTGACAAGCCATGGACATCAACTCTGAACAGTACAGCCGCATCCGCAAAGCGAATGTGGCCAATATCCTCAAAAAGCTCAAGGAGGGCAAGACGCTTTCACGCGATGACTGGTCGCAGATCGAGGACTACAAAGCCAAAGCCGACAAACCGATCGAGGATGTCACCGAGATCAAAAAGACCGCGAAAAGCTGGGTCGAGCTCGCCGAGGTTTTGGGAGTTGCTCGCCAGACCGTCGATGTTTGGAAGAAGAAGCCGGGATCGCCGAAGCCGCGGTCGAACGGAACCCATGATGTCCTCAAGTGGGTGGCCTTCATCAAGGCCGAGGGGCTCGCGGCCAAAGGGCAATCCGAAACACCCGACGAGGCCGAACTTCGCCTGCGGAAACTCTTCGCCGAGGTCGAGGATCGAGAGCTCAAGGTGCTGGTTCGCAAGGGGCAGTTCGTCCCGATCGACGCGGTGCGTGAGCGCTGGTTCTATCACATCGGACAGGCAAACGCCCTGCTTCGGAACAAGCTCGAAAACGAATTGCCGCCGCTACTGGTCGGCAGAGATGCGGTCGACATCCGCAAAGAAATGGCCAGGGTGGTCGATGAGTACATCGCGATCATGAACTCTGGCGATCAAAAGAAGATCCCAAAACTTGAAACCAGAGGACGAAAGAAATCCGACGACTGACCTGCTCGATGAGATCCTGCGCTCTGGGCATGTGATCACCGATCGCCGGCCGCCGTGGCAGTGGTGCGAGCAGCATGTCGAGTCGATCCCATACTCGCCGGTGCCGGGTGGATTCCAGTCGGGCAACTCTCCATGGATCCGCGAACCATTGGAGGCACTGGCAGATCCGTCGGTGTCGCTGGTTTCGATCATCGCGGCGATTCAGGCGGGCAAAACCATGACCGCCGAGCTTGGATCGTGCTGGATTGCGGCGAATGCGCCCGGACCAATGCTCTGGCTCGACCAGACAGACTCCGACGCAAAAGATCAGATGGAAAACCGTCTGCAGGTGCTCTGGAAGCAATGCGCGCCGATTCGGGAGATTTTGCCGCGCCAGCAAGGGACCGAAAGGCACAAGCTCAAGCGCAACTCTGTCGCATTTCTCAACGGCATGACTGGCTGGGTGCTCGGTGCTCACTCCAAGACCAACCTTCAAAGGAGATCGATCCGCTGGTTGATCGGCGATGAGACCTGGCGCTGGCCATCGGGTCACATGGCCGAGGCCGAGGCGCGGGTCACCGCCTTCGGGTGGCTGGGAAAAAGGTTCTTCGTGTCGCAGGCCGGCGAGGTGGACGACGACACCGATCGGAAATTTCGATCGACCGACCAGCGTGAATGGTGCTGGCGATGCCCGAGCTGCAAGACGACGCAGCCATGGAAGTGGGAGAACATCGAATGGTCGAAGGATTGCCGCCTCGAAGATGGCGCGTGGGACTACGAGCGGGTGCGTGAGACCACCGAAATGTTCTGCGAGTGTGGCACCCGCTTTCCCGATACCGACCGATCACGGCGTGAGCTCAACAACCCTATGAATGGCGCGCGTTATGTCTCCCAGAACCCCGGAGCGGCGAAGTCGAATGTCGGCTTTCATTGGAATGGTCTCTGCGCGGGATCATGGGGCAACCTCGCCGAGATTTACCTTCGGGCGAAAGCGTCGGCACGCACCGGCGACATGGAGCAGCTCAAAATTTTCTGGCAGAAGCGTCTCGCTCTTCCGTTCACCGAATACACCGAGGATTTCTCGATCAAGATCACCGACAGCACCTACGCGCGCGGCGATTTAGCCTGGGAAAAGGAAGGCGCGATCATCGGTGGCAAGATCCGGGTGCCGGATGAGGACGACGACCCGCCGGTTCGGCTGCGCGTGATGACCGTCGATGTCCAGATGGATCACTTTTGGTACCTCATAACCCAATGGAGCCCCGATGGATCCAGCCGCCGGATCGACTGGGGCACGGCCCATACCTGGGAAGAATTGCTCGAACAGCAGGAAAAGTACCGCGTTTCGTCCTCCCTCGTCGGCGTCGATGCTGGTTTCAACTCCTATGAGGTCTACCAGCGCTGCGCCGAGCATGGATGGGTTGCGCTGATGGGTGATCGCAAGGCAACATGGACTCACCGACTCAAGCAACGCCTCGGCGTCGGCGTCCGGGTCAAGTCACTCGACCGATTCTATTCCCCGAAGCGCTCGATCAACTGCTCGGCAGGCAAAGTCGCCCAGATGTTCTACTGGTCGAACCTCAACATCAAAGACGCCCTCTCGCGGATCCGCCGCAATCAAGATCCAAGCCGAGGCCCGACATGGGAGGTGCCGGTCGAGGCACTCGCCGAGGTCGACAACGACGAAAAGAAGATCGCGTACCTGAGCCAGATGGAATCCGAGATGCGGATCAAGGATGGCGACCGCTGGCAATGGACGCGGATCCAAAAACGACCGAACCACCTTCTCGACTGCGAGGCGATGGCGACCGTGTTTGCCTTCATGCTCAAAATCCTTGGCCGCGAGACCGAGCAGGAAGCCGCCGAAGATTGACAACTTGTCAGAGGGCATGGCGGCCCTCGACATGACGACAGGATTTTCCACTGAAGAAGTGGTTGAGATCCTCGAAGAGAACAAAAAGACACTCAAGAAGCTGATGATCAGCTTCCAAGAGTCGGGATCGCAGATCACTTACAAGCGCCTCGATGACACGAAAGAGATCATCGCGGCCTGCCAGCACGCTCTCCGCAAGCTCGACCCGATCACCTACGGCAAGACCCGCCGCACCTGTCAGTCAACTGCCGGTAATTTCTAACATGAACCTGCTGCAAAAAATCACCAAGTCCGCCGCTTTAGCCTTCGGATGGTCGCCGTATGAGAGCGTCAACCCATCGCCCGTTCGCCAGCGCCTGCCCGCCGCAGCTCCGCAAGACCACCGCAAGGAGGCAACGCCACTGGTACGCAACGAACTCATCAAGGGCAGCCGGTATCTGATGAAAAACAGCGGGTTCGCCCGCGAAATGGTCTTCGACATGGCCGTCTACTCGGTCGGCGATGGTCTCAAGATTCAGCCAAAGACCGAAGACCGCGAATGGATTGCCGGCGCGCTGGACTACTGGGAGGAATGGTCGAATCAGTGCGAGGTGACGGGACGATTCTCCCTTTCCGAGTGCGAAATGCTCATCTGCCGCGCGATCGACGAAGACGGTGATATTTTTGTCCATCTCACCCGCGTTGAAGGCCGCCCGGTGATCCAACTCATCGAAAGCCACCGCGTGAGCGGCGGGAACAACGACGGCACGGTCGATGGCATCCGTTTCGACGGCTATGGCCGCCCAGTTTCGTACAATGTGAAGCAGGATGACGGCACTTTCATCGAGCTGCCGGCCTACTCGGTGCTGCATATCTTCGATCCAGAACGCGCATCATCGGCTCGCGGCGTGCCATCACTGGCGCATTCGATCAATCACATCCGCGATGAGATGGAATTGCTCGCGCTCGAAAAGCACGCGCTCAAGGATCATGCCGACAAATCGTTCGCGATCACCACGCAGAATGGCGAGATCGACAGCAATGATGGTTTTGGCGGACTGGATATTGACTCAGGCAAGGCCGAGGACAATCCACACAGCGACCCGACTGCACTGCAAAAGATCGTCGGCGGCAAATGGGTGGCGCTCAAGCCGGGCGAAGAACTCAAACCCTTCGAGTCCAACCGCCCATCGCCCACCTTCACTGGATTTCTCGATCACCTTCGCCGCGATTCGGCACTTGGCGTCGTTCCTTACGAGTTCACCGCAGATTCAAGCAAGATCGGTGGCGCCGGAGTCCGTATGGTGGTTGCCAAGGCCGATCGCCGATTCTCCCACAGGCAAAACATCCTCATCCGCCGCTTTCTCACGCCCGTCTGGAAGTTCGTCATCGGCGATGCCATCACTCGTGGCGAGATCCCGCTGATTGCAGGATGGTGGAAAATATCCGTGGTCACACCACGCAGGGTGACAGTCGATGCTGGTCGGGAGTCGCTGCAAAACCGCGAGGATGTGAAGGCCGGTCTCAAAACTCTCTCCGATCACTTCGCCGAGCTGGGCATGGACTTTGAGGAGGAGGCCGAACGCCGCGCACGCGACATCGCGCACCTTCAAGAACTCGCCAAGAAATACGACATCCCACTTCAGATGCTGTTTGCATCGGGAGTTGCCACCCCGCCGGTCGAAGCGCCGACTGGGCCTGCGAAGTGATGGGGAATTGACACCCCACGCATCGCGTGAACGCACGCGATCTCATTTTGACACAGGAGCCGTGGGCCATCGCCCCGGAGGCAATGGACGGCATCATCGGTTTGGCCATGGACATGGCCGCCGGCAAACTCTTCACCCTGCCGCAGAGCGAAGCACCGCAGTCGATCATGAGCGTCGCCGATGGCGTCGCCACAATCTCGATCACTGGTCCGCTCCTTCCGACCACCGACGAGTTCGATCGCGTGATGCTCGGTGCGACGAGTCTCGATGAAGTTCGCTCCACCGTTGAAAGCGCCGCCGCTGATCCAGCGGTCACATCGATCGTCCTCAACATCGACTCTCCTGGCGGAACCGTTCGCGGCACCCCCGAGGCTGCCGATGCGATTTACGAAGCCAGCAAGGTCAAGCCGGTGCGTGCGCACACCTCCGGTACGATGGCATCCGCTGCCTACTGGCTCGGCTCGCAAGCCACCAGCGTCTCGATGACGCGCTCGGCATCGGTCGGATCCATCGGTGTGATGGTCCCGCACATTGATCAGAGCAAACGCGCCGAGATGCTCGGCGTGAAGGTCGAGCTTTTCACCACCGGGAAGTTCAAAGCCGCCGGTTTCCCTGGCACCTCACTCACCGAGTCGCAACGCGAGCTGATCCAAGAGCGGATCGATCAAGTCTTTGGCGAGTTCAAATCCGCCGTCACGCGCCAAGGTCGGAAGATCCCCGCTGAGGCGATGCAAGGGCAGACATTCTACGGCCCGCAAGCCTCCGACCTTGGCCTCGCCACCGTGGTGCGCAGTGCTTCGCAAGCAGGCAAAGCCGGATCCTCTCCGCTTCGCGCAGTTGACACTGCGGAAGATGGCATGAGCGAACAAGTCGCCAGCACCCCATCCGAAGAAGTCGTCGCATCGGTCGAGACCGTTGTTGCGGAAATCGCAAACGAAGCCGCCCCATCCGCACCGGAAGGTGAGCAAGAGGCAGCTCCTGAATCCGCACCTGAAGGCGAAACCGAAAGCGCGCCTGCTGAGGAGCCCAAGGAAGAGTCCGCCACCGAAATCATCGGCGACCTCAAGGC